CTTGCAGTAAAAAGGTAATTACACCTACTCAAAGAGCTGCACCATGCTTCACTTTAAATCACATGGGATCTTGACTATTACACCCAAACTCCAGTGGAGAAAGGACAAAGTAGGAACTAACACTCAAACACCAGTAAAACCCAGTGGGAAAGGTTGACCTGTACGCCGACGAACGGTATACAGTAGTATTAGAGAAATCTACTAGTCAGGTAGATCCTACAGTTCGTCGTTAATATTCAGCAAGCATATCCTCCATATAGGTGGAATATGCTTTGACATTTGGATAAATACCAGTCTGCTTGTAAAAAGTTTTTACAAGTTGTGGTGTCCATTTATCAAAAACCTGTTTTCCATGAACTGAAAGTTCACGGCAGGCTGCTTCAATATTGTCGCACGTTGCGGCTTCGTGATTAGGACAATCACGAATCCAATTACACATTTCTAAACATACGCTTAGATCCAGAGGTGCAAACCAAATACCATTTTCTTTGCGAAAAGAGCGTTTAAGATAAGCAACTTCAGGAAGTGTTTTATAGGGAATAAGATTCCCAGTTTTTGCTTCATCAGTATAAATCATACCAAATGTGGCATATGCTTCAGTCACATCTAGCTGATTAAACCAATCAACGATAGAGTCACTAAAATTAATAACGTTATCGTCTCCATAAGAAACCATGGAGACTACGTCATCGAATTTAATTCCCGTAACTCCTGCTGCCTTTTGGCAACGATAGAATGCAATACGCATACTAACAGAGTTATAGAAGGAATTCAAAACAGTGGTAATTGGATTACCGCTGGGTTGAGAATGTGTGGAACTATAAAACATATTCTCACACAAATGGATGGAATTAAAGATATCCAAAAAAAGAACTCGTCTAAGAGTTTTATTTTCTTCAGAGTCATCATACCATTCATTAATTACGTCAACAAAAGATGACATAATACAAGAATTTAGGGTCCCGTCAAAAGTAGAGAAATCACCCGCAAAAACTTTATCACCAAAGCGACTCAATTTTGCGGCTGTCCTCTTCCAGTCAGAACTAAATGGATTAGTTCCAATGGATTGTTCATTCGAGATCCTATTTTCCATAATGTTGGCCATAAACCCGAGAAAATACATCCTAAAAAGAATGAGATAATCCATGGGACCGGCTGCAAAGACACGAGTTTTAAGTTCGTTTACTTTTGCAATCGGTCTACGTTCATCCTTAAGCGTATCCGTCCAAACAAATGGGGTACGAATACCTTGCTTAGCCAATTTTTCAAGTCTCATAATGCGTTGTTTAACTTGCGCATCGTAAAGATACGCATCATTACCAAACCACGTAGTCTTACCAGGCATTCCTGGTTTCTTATCAAAAACCCAGGGATAACCAGGGGAAGTTGAACGAGTGAGTCCTGATATGTATGTACTCAACTCATTACCACTGATAGCCTCTTCATAGGGTAAAACCCGACGAAGGGCCTCGATAGGTTTCTGCATAAGTACGGTCTTATATTCATTGACTGCTCGTTCAACCTCTTGGGCTGGAATAAATGGTGTATTAACACCACATTTCTCAAGATTCTTCTTGAGAATATTCACCTGAGGATGTCTAAGATAGGCGGGTTTCGTTATAGGATCCGTCACTTTGCCAAAAATGGTTGATTGACGGATATCTGTTTTATTTGGTACAAAAACCGTTTGTTTGCATTTTCCCAAATAAGAGAATGTGTCTGCAGCGATGCCAAATAAACTTTTGATCACACTTGGAGTGTACTCTTTATTAATTTCCAATTGATGCGATTTATCATTCATTTGAATGTTAGCCACTACATCCATATCCGAAACTATAACACTCTTAAACTTGGAAAGTCCATCAATAAGATTTTGTTGAGTTACGGACTGACCAAAAGCCGATGAGCCATCATTGGCAGCGGCGATATGAATACCAGCAATTTTGCGAATGAAAGATTTTTCGTTGCAAATAACAGGAGCCCCACAATCACCATTGATTGTGTTAAGACAATATTCAATGCAATCTCGAACATTTCTAACACCATGGGCCGTGTTAAGAGTTACAGACGTCATAAATGCCATTGTGTTACCCAAAACGACTAATGTGTTGCCAGATTTGTAATTACGAATTGTTGCCACAGAAATATTAGCACTTCGTTGCGATAGCTCGGGCATAGTTTGAAAATGTTTGACAATATCTGCATGTGCGTTAACATAACGTGGGAATTGAATCAACATGGCATCTTTATCTTTGCCACTTGAATCAGTTAACCCAACAAACCTAAGTTCGGATACTGGAAGAACAAAACGAGATGAAAATATATTCTCCATCTCGATCTGATCATCTTGATCCAACATTAATTCTAAATGTCGAGGCACAAGCATGACTGTGTCTCTTACGAAGAGACCATTTAAAAGTGGGAGATCCCCACGAACCCGTTTAATTTTATACAAATTAGACAATATACGCGTGGAAATCAAATCCTGCGCCGTACAATCCTTCCATGCTTGGAAGTTAGCCAAAGTATCCTTTTCCAACACCTGAGTGTCAAGTGTAGCCTCAGTAATAACACAGGGAGCCTTGCGAGTAAGACTATCACCAGATGTTGAAGCCTCAATTGTCACTTTTGGGTGTCTTTGAGCATGTTCAGCACAATAGCATCGATCATTGACCGCTCCTTTTGGAATGCAGCAACAAGGTGATTCTGTGCGAGAATAGGGACACATCTCAACAATGGCATTAACGGAAGGTGAAGCTTCGATGGTTACAACCTTAGGTTTGATAGTAATACTATCTCCCGATTGTGCAGCCTCCATAGCTATCACTCGTCTTTGATGAGTTAGGGCATCCCCGGATGAGATAGCCTCTACATTGATAGATTTAGCTTTATTAGTCAAACTATCACCTGAATTGAAAGCCTCCCATCTCATCTTCTTAGTAGAAGATGTTTTTGAAAATAGTTTCCATATTCCTAAACCGGCAAGCAAAACTCCCAACAAAATTAAGACATTCTTAAACGTCAAAAGTTGTTGGGCATAGCGCTGACAGCTTTGCTTGTATGACTCAACAGCTTCTTCACATTCAATGAGAGTAGGAAAAAATACTTTTTCACCATCAAAAAAAACATCATTAACTTGCAACGTAGCCCGGATTTTCTCGAATCTATCCTCGTCAACGCGAGTTGACAAAACATGATTCACACTAACTGAGCGACGTTGTTTAACCAAAATTTGGTCAATACAATGCTGAAGAAACTCATCATAATCCATATGAGGAACATTAATGGGCATCATTGTTTCGGGGTTATATAAAACTATTTCATACACTTTTGTGTCAACGGGTCCATCACACTTAGAAGTATCCAAACGCTCGACTTCGTTATTATTTGTTCCAGAGAATCCCTTCTTAACATACTCACGTTTTACTTGAACCTTAGCACAAACATCTATACGTCTGCGATAGGCATCTGGAAAAGTAAGAGAACTAACATTGTGACCAAGAATATTGCTCGTTAGAATGATAACCTTAGAGTTAAATTTAGTTCGTTTCTTTTCTGCAAGTTCTGCCATATGCAGCGGATAGGGAGCAATATTACTTGCTCTAATCAGCTCCATAAATTCCTCATTAGGGTTTGTACTGGAATCAGTTCGTTGACCAAAATCATCATATGTGACAATATTTTGACCAACATAACCATCCCAGAACTCTTGCTCAGTATTTCTAAAATATATGTTGTTGGAGAAATTTTGAGCTTCCTCAACTGATGAAACGAACAATGCATTTAAATCAACTGAGAGAGGCCATGTCATCCCAGATTTTCCAACTCCTGATTCTCCAAATAGCTGGATGACCAGGGGTTCCATTCGGGGTTTGTTTCCAAATACACCTGTAAAATCACACAATTTCCTTGCTTCTTCAATAATTTTGAAAATACGTTGGAAATATAATGTCATCTTATTATCAAGACGCTTCTCAGAAATATCCGACGCAAATTTTAGCCCTTGTCGATACAATGTATCAACTTTATAGACCAAACGTTCATCTTTTTCCAAACGTTGTGCCAGTGGATCCTCGGGATTACCAAGGTCCAAAATGGCTTGAGCCCATTTAGAAAAATCGGTAAGATACAAATCTAAATCAGTTTTAGATCGCTCGATACCCAATACATTTATATAGAGGAATTCTACAATTCCTTCAAACATATAGGAATAACCTGTCATGAAGTCAAAAATATTTTTCAAACCACGACAACGATCACCAAAAAACTTAATAGCAGAAGTTATATTCGTCTTTCCGGGCAATCCAAGCAAAATTTGGAACAAAATAGCCAAAATTGAACCCATAACTGGCACACTCAGAATTAGCAACGATGCGCTATCTTTCACCAATGAAAGAATATCTGCAATAGCAAATCCCATTTGGAGCTCATGGGTATGTGTGGTTTGACACAGAGCCAAAAGTTGTTTATAAATATCAACACCAAAATTAGTGAAAACATTCCAAAAAAAACACTTAAGGCGAGATTTTGAATCTGCGAAAGATACATTAATCAAAATATTAATTACAGAAATCAAACGACTTGTCATATCAGTATCAAACACTTTACATTTAATGTCCGCTAGACAATTAGTTACACTGCCAATAAGTTCACTAACTCTATCTGACATAACTCCAAAGTTATTTAAGCTAGTCTGTAGAGAAGGTCCCAACTTATCAGCTTGATCCGAAACTTTATCTGCAACATTCTGATAAGAATCAATAAGATTTGGAATCTTTTCTAAACCAAATATCTGCAAATACGCGTTACGCATAGTTTTAGCTTCTCGTTGAACTAATCTTCGTTGACGTCTGGACTTATCCAATTGGCGTTCGAGAGAGAGATCAACACGTGTGAAACACTTATCGTGTTCCTTCCTAGAATTCACATCGCGGATGCGAATTAGAGATTGTTTACCATTAGTTTCAACTACGATGGTATCATAGCTTTGTTTTGATTGTTTGTTAAGTCATTATTTCCTAGAGACCACAAGATTAGTTGTGGCTGCCGATTCGACTCAGAATGGCCCTCCAGTGTCTTTATGGTATTCGTGGGGATCGCCCATGCAACATTTTCACAAAGAGCAAAACACGTAAGTACTTGTATATGACATACATGCATTAAGAATCCACTGTACTATTCCACTCGTCCATATCCCCGCTAAGGTGAACCATGTGGTACAATTTCATCTTTATCTCAATGCTAAGCAGTTGCAACCACCTCAAGGGTGCTTGTAACCATTAAACAATTTATAATTAAACAGCAATATCTAGTAACTTAAAAGACAAGTTACATCACTAGATAAGATCACGTTTAAAGGCCTACTAAGTAAGGTTTACTATCATTGAACCCAATGACAGGCAATTACGATTGAACGCGTACTATAGCGCAAGATTGTGAATCTTGTTACGTAGTCTGTACGATATATTAAAGCTATTAACTGGAATTAGACTATAATTAACTTAAATGGTTTCAGCATTAATTAAGTCTAATAAAATTCTGGGTATCTCTGTGGACAACATCCATAAAGAAAACCCATATTGAGATCATCTTTCCCAGCAACCAAGACGTCAAGATTGGCGTGATTGGTTGTGAGCAAAACAGATGGTCTGAATTTGCTAGCTGGGGCAGTACCCTCAGCCTGGCCATCATTAGTGATAGCGCGTCGTGTCGTTGAATAAAACGGTATATTTACTTCATGAAATGGATTTAATGAAGAAAATGTCGTATGAGTGACTGGATTAATATTCCGAACTGTTGTAGTCGGAAAAGAACCCAGAATCTCAGAGCGAATCTGATATCCATCAACCTCGTCTAGGTTTGGTGAATAGAACTTGTAAGCAAGTCCTCCTCGCCAAAAACAAAACATGTTTGAAACTCGCGTAACATAGCCACCTGTTATATCAGAAACAGTGGTTCTGATAGGTTTGGTTATGTCAACAGCCGTCAACTTACGACGAAAAGCTCTAGTCAGCGCACGAGCACTAACCAGCAATTCGCCATTAACGGCTTGAGCTACCTCCAAATTCTTAGTGGGTTCATTCATACGAGTGTAAACCATAAGGGTAGTTGGCTCGGAAACATTTCCTACACCCTGTAGCTCTGCATCTATGGCTTTAACGCCTGTAAATGGTTCTGTGTAATCCAGAAGTCTAGAATCTGCAGGACATGCAAAAGCTACATTGGTTGCCCATTTCCAAACAAGGACCTTCACAGAAGGCGAAACTGTTGGAGGATGGACAAGAGGACCTAAGGCCCTAACCACCACAGTACCAACCCGAGACGCATAATAAGGTGCAGCAACAGTTGCATCAGTATCAATATACGAATGCTGAAGCATTGGATAGGGAGAAAGATATGGAATTGTAACCAACATCTCAGTATCATTAGCCAAATCCAAGATTTGACGATAACAATTAGTGAGATCCGTAGTCTCATCAGGAATCGTTATACCGGGTACAAAAGCCACTTCAATACGTCCAGTATGAAAGGGTGTTTTGACAACAGATATACGCAAACAAATGTCTGCACGCCAATAAGCAAATTCTCCTGAAAGATACTCAAAATTTGTAAGATCCAAAAGCGTCCCATCAAGAGGAGACGCTTCTGTTGTACGATTTCTAAATATTTGAGGTCCAACAGGGACATAAGCAATAACAGCATTAGGAAGAGCATTGTCTAGCCATGTATTAATGGCGACGAGACCGGGTCTATTGCAAATGTATTCCACCGACATTTCATCCTGTTCTGTCATGAAATTCATTTCATTCTCCGAAACAGCATTCTCATTAGATAGTCCAAGAACAACACTATCATCCGTGCCTTTGACATGACCATATGAACGGGCTGGGATGTTAACAACTGCCATTGGACCAGAGCCTTCAATAGGTTTTGAGTAACCAAACATTGAAGCCACGCTTGCGACAGCAGAACTAGCCCACGCCACAGGAATAGCAACGTCAGAAAGAAAAGGAACTCCTGATAAAGCTGTAGCAATTGAGCTAACGCTAGATGCTACTTCAGAAATAGGCCCTTTAGTTTCTTTACCAGATTGAAGATTAGCATAAACCGAGCGCAAAGACTCAGTTGGTGCAATCAGAGTTCCAGCTGATGTAGGACCACGCAATTCAACGTCTTCCAACCAACCGAAAATCTGAAAGTTAAGATTCAAAGTTCCATCTACAAGAATTTGTGTGAGATAAAAAATATGCAGCTGTGTCTCGTCCAAGAGATCTTGGGATAGAGAACCAGCGTCACGGATATCACACCACGGTATTCTAATAGTTATAGAATTGTTGGTTTGAAGATCCAGTTCAGCTCCAGGGTAAGATGTCACCGCAGCTCTAGTTTTATTAATACACCTATGAGGAGACATTTTGCGTTCCTCATAAGGCGAATAACAACACCAGAATCGTCCAGCAACAAAGGGACTAGCATTCGTCATAATTTTAATGACCATGTTACATTTGATAAATTCAAAGTTGGCCACTTTGAGGACCTTAGCCCCCTTGCGAAGAATATTCCAAGGAAGTCGATAAGATCTTAGGGGCAAACGTGAATTATCAAAGGTAATCATATCTTGGCCAATTGCGGTCAAATTGAAATCATCAATAAGCGTAGGACGACCAAGAATCTGTACTATAGAATGCGTAAAATCCAAATTTTCAGTTTGAGAAATTGGAATTTCAGCAACCACGGGTTCAGATGCTTTGGAATCCTTGAATACTGTAGTTTCGGCTACTGTTGTAGAAGTATCATCTGTAACATATGCGGAAGCAATGTCACCAGAATGACCAACAACGTCTGTACCTGTATTTGGTGAAGATATAATTCCACCAAGATTGCTAGTATTTTCTTGCATATTCATTTGCAAATTCGCATCAACTTGCTTAAAATTGATGCAAGAACATGTAACAAGTTTATGAAATTTAAGATTCAAAACTTGCAATGTTGTAAGAGTAGGTGTTGTTTCAGCACACACCTGAGTGCTTTTACTATTGTTTTGTTTGTTAAGTAAAATTAAAAGCCACTAAGCGGAAAATCCACTTAGCTGTCACAACTACTTATTTGGACAGGCAGTCGGAATTAGAGATAATGTGAGGGCTGCTCACTCCCCATCTCATCCTGAAAAGGAAAGGGATTAATAACAAAAAGCCTAATGTTCAAAATTAAATTCCAATTACTATAAGAACACTGGTAACCAGATTGTTACGGAATGATAAAACAAATTACTACTCTACTCGCTCCTGTGGATAAATCCAGGGTGGCGCATTAAGCGTTTGATTTGAGTTTTATTTAGACTCGAGTTATACACGACTATCGCGGTGCACTAGTGCGAGTTTTAAGTTTTCTAACTTTAATTAAAATATTCTCTGTACTCTCCGAGATCGAGGCATTTCTGATTCCTTAGACATCTCCGCCGCTAAGCGTGAGAAGGGGTCAGTGCTAGATTATACTGCCGCAAATGTTGTGCAGTCATGCAACGTATATAGTGCATGAGGTTTAGGATCATATCCCTTTTGAAAGGGTGCTGAGACAAGCAAATATTGTAT